GTTAGCCATCATCTATCAACCCTAATCTCTCCAGGGATGTGGCATTTCTGTCACATGGTCTAGAGATACCCACCGCAACTTACTTTTAGTTGTCGGTCGCTGCTCGTATCCGTGGGTCCATGGAATTCCAGGACCCGGTTCTTCAGTGAAGAACTGGAACAAAGCAGTGTCGTCGTTGGTCGGCGATCTTGACACAGACGATTTACTCGTCAGTGCACGGATCTCGTAGCGTTGCAAGTCATCGTTTCGCCGCATCTTAAGATGCGGGTTCGTGACAGGTAAACGCGACTTCAGACCAAAGACACCAGACCGCTGGGCTACATGAGGCACGAGCCTCGGTAGTGTCGACGCGAGTTGGTGAGCGGTATTCAACAAGAACTTTTGGTAAAAGTTGTTGTGTGTCCCGACCACGCTCGCTAGCGAATCCGGTCCGCCGTCGTATGGGGTCTTCCAATACGCTGGTGTCACATTGACACCACGAAAGGAATCAACGCCGCATGACTCTCTGAAATTCCCATTCCAGAAAGACTTGCCCTCGTTGACCTTGAACCAAAGTAGTTCAAGGGCTTCTACGACTAGCTCCCTACTGTCAACGGGGACGATAATATCGTCGCCGTAGACGGCTACCTCTCCCGTTAGGGCCAGCACGTTCCGCATACATGGCTTGAGCCTGCGACTAGTCAATGTCGCAGCAAGAGCTATGGAAAGGAACAGCAAGGACTCCACAGGAAAGGTACAGGCGTTACCCATAGTTGAGAATTTTCTCAGTTGGACTGACCTGTCCTCAAATTCGATCCCTTGCGGGAGTCGAACAGGACGTGAAAGTCGAACGCTACGGGTCCGTGTTGCACGCAGGGCACGCAGCAGTCTCGGATTACTCCGAAACAGCTGCCCGACGCACAGACAGGTTACTCGATCGCTTGCCATCGATAAATCGATGGTAGCTAACGAGCCATCCAAAGAACCCATCGAGCAAAGCTGTTGGTTAAACGTTTGGTCGCGAAAGCGCACAAACTGAGTAAGCCAAGTCGCTCCTGCTCGGTCAGAGAAGAAGTGGGCCAAATTTTGTTGGCACCACATCTTACTAGCCGGCTCTGCCGCGATAAGACGCGGCTTCCGGAAGTCCTTCGGAACAGCAACCATTCGACTTTCAAGCTCTTCTGAACTTGGCAAGTTAGAACGGTATGCACTGTCAGCCCATGACGAATGGCTATAGTAGCCATAGTCGGCAACGGGGTACTCGGTTTCCAAAGAATCTGGCCAGTTCGTCCAGCAATACTTGTTGGACGGGCCAGTTCTTTCAGAGATCGCGCCAGGGCCGTGTCTGAACTTCCATCGATCTGGATCATAATCCCCGATCGTGGAGGTAACAGCACCCGACACGAAGTCAAGTGCTGCCAGGACGCGTCTGAGTTCCTCACGCTCACGCGGAGGCAGAGTTCGCACTCTGCATCCGATGAGTTCTGACGATCCGAATCCGCGATATAGTCGACTTTCGTCGGCATGATCGTACGATTCATGGTCTTCTCCTCTCATCAAAGTACTAGGTGCGAAAACATCCTCGCTCCAGAACCGACAAGGTTCCGGTAGCGACTCATCAACCGTGATAAAGTTCTGCATTTCTTGCACAACCTTATCAACGGGGCAGTCCAACTCCGTCTTTTTCGCAGCAAATAAAATTTGCCGTAGAAAGAAGACTGCTTGGGTATCTGCCTCGTCCATCAGACTGCCAGAACGGTGAAAAACCAGTAAGTAGAGTCCCCGCAGAAATTGCGGGATCGCTACGCCTCGTGAGCTCCTCTTCGTCAGAGGTAAGCCACTTGGAATGTACTGGCCATTGGACAAACATCTATCTAGATGCTTGCCAACTGCGGGGAGGTCGACAAGAAAAACTTGTATACCTCTTTGCTTGACCGTTCCTTGAAGACGGGTGAGATCTCTCTCAAATTCCATCTTCATCGTAGGGTAGGCGTACAAAGCGTCTTTGAACAACGCTTCGTATACCTTCATTAGCTCATAAACATGCTTTTCAAACATACCTGGATTAACTCCTGGAAATGTTTCATGCATGCCCACGAGCACATTCACAGAGACGCTGGGGGTCAAGAAAGGGTCTGGAACTTCACGACGAGTGAAGTTAACTACTCAGTTACCTGAGCACCATGTACCTTTCAGTTAGGACTCCCAGTTGAGCAACGCCGTCAGCAGCGCGTTCGATGACAGGATGACCTTGTCGGCCACCGCATCACCGAGCGCAACTGACGTATCCGAAGCCAGGACCTCATACACGAAGTAGAACTTGCGTTCATACTCCGGTACGGCTCCTGCGAGGAAGATCGTTTGCACAACCTCGAGGTTGTGGCGATCATACTCAGGCCGTGTCGACGTCGCCTTCACTTTCGTGTGGCGGATCTTCACGACGTACTTCGACGTTGAATCTCGGAAGAGATACTCTGACGAGTACGCTTCTTCTCTGATCTTCTTACAGGTGATGTCACCACCAACCTGCGGAAGAACGAATGTGTCTCCAAGCATTTGAGCACTCCTATGGGATAGTGTCCTAGGGCTTATAAGCCTTTAGGACTGCTAGAGCCCCTAGGATCGACAACTGACGCTTCGTGAGAAGCGCCAGGGTAGGTAAAGGAAACGGGATCACAGGAAAGACTGGAAATCTTTCCTTCCGAATCATTTCCTCCTCATACCACCCAGAAAGGGTGTATTGAGAAGGGATTGGGCCTGAAACGCGTGTATACTCCGACTTGGATGTCGAAGTGCGCATCAGGCTGATTCGGCCAAAGGTCAAGCCAAGTGCATTGTTACTAGCTTTGAGACAAGTCCCAACGTTAGTAAACCAATCCACGAACCAGCTCCATGGTTGTAATTCCCATGCAGCCTCGAGGGCACCGTAACTGTTGATACCTGCGGCACTAGACCATGCTAACCTCGAAAGAGGCGCATAACCTAGAGTCGGTAGTTTGGAGTCCGG